TGGAGCCGGAAATCACTAAAGAAAATCTGGAAGAACCAGCATTTTAATATGAAGACCGCCCTATTTTTCGTGTTTGTACTGTTCGACCTTTTGCTATTTGCGGTCGGCGTGAAGTGGTATAGAGGTAGGAAAAAAAATGAAGATAACTAATAAATCCCTGCTGCCACAAGCGATGGTACACGCCGTCACCCATGATCGTTATGATCCGGGTGACGGTGATATATCCTGCACTGGCCTGATAGGCCCAGCGCAAATCCGCAGGCTCAATGAGGTACACGGTGGAGAAACAACCGAAGACGCGAGTGACCGTATCTGGTCGCTCATGGGTTCAGCCGTGCATTACATCATCGAGAACGCCACCAGTGACATGAAAGAAAAAGGTCTGTGGCACAAGGACTCGATATCCGAGCGGCGGTTCTATGCTGAAATGGATGGCAAGAAAATCTCCGGGCAGATCGACATATTTGAGACTGATGACCATGGCATGGCTGAACTGAGCGACTTCAAGTTGACCTCAGTATGGTCGGTCAAGGATGCCCTGACTAAAGACGGCAAGGCCGACTGGGATGCCCAGTTGAATATCCAGCGCTGGCTCATGCACATGAATGGTATTGATGTAAAGAACCTGTTCATCGTCGCCATGGCCCGTGACTGGAATAAGTCGGGCAGTATGCGTGATCCAGACTACCCACCGAAGGTAGCCAAGATAGAAATCCCGATGTGGACACTCCAGAAAACCGAAGGTTACATCCAGTCACGCCTCAATGCGCACTTCGGGAAGCACATACCACAGTGTACACCGGACGAATGTTGGGAAAAGCCAACAATGTATGCCTTAAAGAAGAAAGGCCGTCAGAGCGCTCTCAGGGTGCTTCCTGACGAAAAGCTTATTATGCCCTATGCCGCCGATAAAGGGGTGGCTACACAAGACCCGGATGATGGGCACTGGGAACTAAAGAAAGATCACTACATTGAAGTTAGACTGGGTGAGCGTAACCGCTGCCTTGGCTACTGCGAAGTAGCTCCGTTCTGTGAGCAGTACAAGGACTGGAAAAAACATGTAGAGAGTCAGCAGGTATCTGAACAGGAGAGTTAATATGACAAGTGGAGCCGATGTTTATAAATTGAGTCCTGCCTTGCATGACACCATGTTTATCAAACATAGTGACGGCAAGGGCTGGTACGTGACAGCAGTGCATGGTGGATGGATATATCGCTGGTACTCTGACATTCACCCCCAGACCGGACACTCGGTATTCGTGCCCTACCCGGTATCTCCGTTTGATAGTGAACCCGATGTCGTTGATTGATACCGATGAATACACCTTCGGGTTTGGCAAATACAAGGGCCAGTTCTACGGTGATGTCCTAGATATCGACCCGTGGTATATCAAGTGGTGCAATGAAAGCATCGAGTGGTTTAATCTTCCAGACAACGAAGCAGACTACGTTGAATCCATGTGTGCAATCAGTGATCGCCCCAGTGACCCACTCGACTACACCTAACGCATCAGCTCCTTAGCTTCTTCCTCAAGGCGTTTCAACGAACCAAGGTACCGGCCCTTCTGCTGCATGTACTCCGCTTTACTGATCTTGCGCTGCCAGTGATCCTTCTCCAGAAAGTTTAGCCGGTGACGAATGGCCTGCACGGTGCGCTCGATATTCATCGCCTTCAGTGCCATGCCGTACTTAACATCATGTGGTGCCATCTTAATACCGAATGAAGATGCCAGAGCGGGCATTATCTCATACTGTCGGCCTAACCTGTCACGGCCACCAGTAGTTGCGATCCCAATCTTATCCCAGTAGTACGAATAAGGTATCCATGGTGCTGACGGCCCGTATGCTTTCCACATCCAGTCCATGGTCTTCTCAGTTCCGGTTACCCAGTCGTCGGCCAGTGGATCGACAATCTCTTCACCGAAGAACCCGGTCTTGTTCAATGTGAACTCAAAAACCATTGCTATCGGCCCTGTAGGCATCACAGAGGCTGGTATAATTGGCAGGGCAGCGTGATATTGCTCCCGATCAAATACATCACCCACCGGTATTAGACGCCTCACGTCCCAGAATGTCGGGTTATTACGCTTGTCGTTCCAGCCCATACGGATTAGCCGTGGTGCCCCAATCCATGTGTGGCCTGACACTTCATCGCGTAGTGATTTGCGCTCCCTGTCTTCATCACCCCCGGACAGCGCGTAACCAAGTGCGTTCATGCCGTAGGCAATGGTAAAGTACTTCGCCATCTTCCATGGGCGCTGCATAATAGACTTGGCTACAATCGGCACAGCCCGGTAGGTGTATGAAATAAATGGCAGAACAGTAGCCTTCGCTGCATTGATCCATGGCGCACTGATATCGTAGTTCAGGAACTGGTCACGGGCCGACATACCAGCCTCGATTGCATCCATACCCTGATTTCTACGCCGGATATATGTTGCCATTCTGAAAACTTCATCTTCGTGCTGGTAGTAGTTCAGCATCTTCTGATCGAGTGCCCGCAGTCCAACCTTGCGGCCCTTGATATCGACACCTTGCCACAGACCATCCAGCAGCTTCATCATGAAAGCGAACTGCTTGTTGAATGGTAGCTTTTCCATGCTCAGCATCATTTCTTCCAAGCCAACTGGCTTCGTGTCAGTTGCCAAGTGGATTTCATCAATCAACTTGTCCAGCACTTCGTTCTTCAGTTCCATTTCAGCGTAGCTGGCACCAAATGTGCCATTGGCCTTGGCTTCTTTGAAGATGTCACCCTTCGCCCGCATTTCCTTGATTGCCTGATACAGATCGGAGAAACGCACATCGGCCATATCCATCAAGACCATGTTCGACATGATGTTGTTGAAGTGAACCACCGGGTTGCGTGCAGTTTTGTTCAGCTTGAACGTGGTCATGATCGTCTTCCAAATACTGGCCTGCTGCATCTGGTTAACCTGATTCAAGTCTTGGTATATCTCGGCCCTGACTACCCGGCCTGCCAGCGCACCATAGACTTTCGCCTGTGACTTTTTAATGCCGGTAGCTGGCACCCGAACCCATTCAGCCCCGGTCACCACACCGCCACGTTGTGTAGCTGCCTGAGCATCCATAATCAGACCATCCAGTTGTGCCTGCTTTTCTTCGGCCTTCGGCATTGTCCATGCTTCGTTCTCAGCAATTTTCGAAAAGAACTCACCGTTAGCCAAGTCATGCGCCAGTAGCGCGAAGGTCTTACCCACGGTGTACCGGGCATCGACTATCTCACCCATTTCCTCACGCTCGGTCTTGGTGAAGTCGCGCCACAACTTGACCCGGCCTTTGCCCTGACCCCGGACTACAAATTCTTCGGATGTATATCCTTCCTGATCGAGTGGTGATAGGGAATAGTAGGTGCGTAATGATTTCTGACCATTGGCTGACATCTGCCTGATCTGGTAGATAGTCATGCCGTCTTCAATCTCTTCCAGCCCAAGGTCTTCCTTTAATTTATCCGGCTTCAGGAAGAGAGACTTGCCCCGTTCCATAGTTTCTTCGCCGGATATACGGTGACGCTTGCCAGTGATGCTGTCGGCCCATTTCTGTAGTCCACTGCGATTCTGTTCGTACTGCTGGTAGACCCGGTGCAGGTACATGCCTTTGTTACGGTCGTATGATTCCTGTGAGATTAACCCGTATCCAACTGCTTCCTGTCCCAGCACTTCAACCCGTTTGCGTATCGGTTCGGTCACAGAATCCCACGCTTCATCACGCGGTGCTTCATTGGTCAGAATTTCGTGAATGTTCTTGGCATCCGCATCGGTCACGCCCAGAGATTCCATGACCGCGATAATGTCCCTGACCTCATCGATCAGCATGGCTTTTTTCGAGGCAACCGATGCCTTCAGCAGTTTGAACTCCTTGGACAGACCATACTGGTCGATCAACCCTTTCGCCATGTGCTGCATGGCAGGGTGTGCCCACTTCATATTGTTATCGTAGAAGTTCAGCGCCCCTCGCAGGGTTGCCGACGATGTAAGCCTGATCAGCTTCGGTACTTGTGTCGTTTCTGCAACACGCCACAGCGCTCTGAACACGGCATCTACCGGCTGACCATCCCTGATACCATCCATGACAGTATCTTCTGGTACCGATGATTCAGCCGTGGCTGTATTGGACTGGATCGAGAACAGGGTGTTGCCCTGTTGCGATGGGTAGATTGCATCGAACCCACCGGACTCGACAACCTGTCGTGCAGAGGCAAGTATATTTGATACATCAACAGCGCTCAGGGTTAGTGGGAATCCAAGCTGTCGCATCAGTTTCCTGAACAGGGCCACTAACCGGTTCATGATGGTTAGGTTGGTTCCTTTTTCAGCAATATGAGCCAGCACTTCTTCGGCTATTTCATGCTTGCCTTCGACCGTGCTGATATCCACGTTATATTCTTTCGCCAGCCGCTTCATATCAGCCGGGTACAGTGACGCCACCTGATTCAGTAATGGCTTGAGATCATTACCCATGAGCTTACGCAAGCCGTAGTGCCCTACCGCTTCGTGCAGGTAGACAGTCATGGCTTGATGTGGGTTGTCCAAACCATCCGCGACAATATAAATATTGCCTTCATGGAACACGCCCTTGATCAGGCCGTTCAGGTCTTGGTACAGAATCTTTTTCCGCACCGCTTCCGGCAACTCACTCTCGGACTGGACTACTTTGATCGTGCGCTGTAAGCGGAATGGCATTTCGCCCAGTGCGCGTTTGGCCTGAGCTGCGGTAACCTTTTTCTCGGCCCGACCAACAGAGAACGCGGTACCATCCTTGGTCTTACTTTTACCAGCTATCGGTTCGCCAAATACTTCATCGGCCTTGCCGCTGATAAAGTCACCTTCGAACAGGAATGGCACCCCGATAATATCCGAACCATCATGCGAGGTATCACCTGACTTGCCCTTCATGGATGTGTATCTGGTGATCTTGCCGAGATTAAATCCACTTGGCAGACCTTTCACAAAAAAGCCCTGCTTCTTCGCCCCGGTACTCTTGGTGTGGTAGACACCGCGGTGGGCTGTAATGCCATTTTCGTAGGTGTATACGCTGACATCCTGAACCTTGATAGCGTCACCAGCCTTAACTGCCGACTGTGGTATAGGCAAGGTCATGTAGTTAGCCAACAGGTGCTTGTCACCATTCAGAACGATAACGCGGGTACGCCGCATGATCTGGCCCAGCACTTCACGGGCATCTGCAAAATCAACTGTGATATCAGCACGATCTTCACCATGAGACTGGTGAACATTCAGTGCCTTTAAAATATTCTGTAGCTTCGGGTCAGTAGTGAGTTTATCGACACCCTCTTCACGGAACGTAACCCTGACCTTGCCCCGGTCATGGGGGTCACTGGTGATCCGCACGTTGCCACTACGACTCTGGAACCCGCGCATAGCACTGAACTCACCACCGGGGTTGTCAGTAAAGAAATTCATAATGACATCGGACGATGGTATCTCGGCATTGCCCTTGTAAGCGTTTTCAATACCCGTGTCCACTATGTGGTCAGGTATCTTGATACCCAGCATCCTCCGGCCCATGTAGTCGGTGAATTGAATGTACTGTCCACGGACTCCATCTTCCAGCTCAGCCTGACCTACCAGTGGATTACCCAGAACCACCCACACGTCTTTAGTGTTGGCCCGCTGGGCCAGTGTTTCCTGATAGCGCTTGTACACTTCTTCCTTGCCGGTGAAGATCAGCTTTTTACGGGCCGCTGCCAGCGCTTCATCGTCGGTGATAACCTTGGGTTTATCTTTATCCTTGGATTGATCGGACTTCTGTTTAGATTTCCTGATTAACTCGTCAGCTTCTTTCCGTATGGCTGCGGTTTCGTAGTCAGTGTTGTCGGCATCCTGATCATGTACTGGGGTCAATTTCCAACCACTTACCTGTGATAGTGCGGCTCTCCATGAACCACGGGCATCACCCGGCCCCGGTGCGTTAAATACCACACGGGTTGCCACGTCACTCAGCGCCCATGGATCAGTAGAGTTACCAACCCGTTCCATTTCTGCCATGGTGAGCTGCATCTTCAAGTCCTGTTCACCGTACTTCAGTTCGACATTATAAACATTCCCGGTTTTCAGCATGTCAGTCAGCTCTTCAAAATTGTGCTTATTGACAGCCTGCTTACCCACTCGGTTTGCAGCAGCAACCAGCTCATCGAATCGGGTTTGGGTACCCTTCTTCAGCAGTGGTCTGACGATAACCTTACGCCTTTCAATATTTTCCAGCAGCACTCGTAGGCGGGCCTCGTTGCTACCAACCTTGTCAGCATTAATGCCTACCGCACTTTCAACATACAGATCGTTCAGTTGTCGCTTGATCATTTGCAGATCGTTGGTTTCTGTACCAGACTCCAGCTCAATCGCAGCAATGTCTGCCAGAACCTTGTCCTGCTCATCCAATATTCTCTGCTTGACCGCTTCAACTTTTTCAGCAATCGGATCGACGTTAGTAGGCTTAACGGCTGAGATAATTTCCTGTACAGACATTGGGTTGAACTCGATGTTCGCCAAAATTCTGACCAGCCATGCACCCGCATTAAAGCCCTTGCCAAAACTCTTGTCATTCGGATCGCCGCGTGGCTCAGCCAGTGTGATCTCTTCACGATAGTCGGCCTTGTAATCGAAGAATTGCTGCTCTAACTCGTACAAGCCTGCCGCCTTCAGGTTGTTGACATATTCGGTGTAATCTTCGGTAATCGTGTCAAAAAACTCTTGTTGTGCGTCAAAACTAAACAGGCCGATTTTACCGCTTACCCAGTAGGCAAGACCGCGCTCATGATTCTCTTTCGACTTCGGTATTTTGTTATCTACCCAGCCGAACAGTTCTCCGAACTCAGGATGAACCGCCAGCCACAGTTTAACAACATCGTCACCGTACATATTCAGGAAATCCACCACGTCGATCTGAGCCGAGCCTTCCTTGCTGGATGATGTCTGGGCGTTCAGTGACTCCATGTTCTGACGTAGCACGTTAATCTTACGCACGTCTGCCGGGATCGCTGACCCGACTATCGTGTAAGTAGGTAGTCGCTTCTCACCGGTATCAGGATCGACTGCCATACCGGTACGGAATATCCGACCCAGCATTTGCTGGAATACGTTGATGTCGCCTGCCGGTTCAATGATGGTCATATGGCGACTACGCTGGTCACCAAACTTCTCACTGGAGTGCATACTGATACCAGTTGAACCTGACTGATTAATCACCAAACCATCAACATCAGACGGCAACACTTCACCACCCTTGCTTCGCTTATTACCATTGAACCCGTCAACGACATCCAGTTTTAGAAATGGTGGAATCCGTTTCAGGATTGGATTATCAGGATCGCTGTAATCGATTCCCACACCACCCTTGTGACGCCCGGTAATTTCCTGAATGTTAATGCTACGCATAATGCCCGGATGCGTCTTAGCCCTTTCCTCTGCTTTCTGTCGGATGTAATCAACAGGCGACAGTGGAAGGTCAATCGCGCTCAGGTCTTTTTTTGCCTTCGCAATTAATTCATCCAGCGTATTGTTGTACTCAACATCCTCACCCTTGGTATTTTCAGAAATCAAATCCAGTGTATCCCTGCCGAGACTGCCACGAATTTTGTCAACCTCCTTATCACCCAGTGAAATGGTGGCGCGGTATGACTTGTTAACCCAGAACTCAAGCAGTGATGCCCAGTTCAGGTCTTTCATACTGTCGCCTTCTTTCTTGCCGTTGGTGTGAATGAACTCTTCAATCATCGCCATGTTGGTTTTATCCAATCCGATAAGCGGTTTCCGACCATTGGCAATGTCGTTCAGGATTTCATCAACCGCGATGTCAGCCTTGGCTGCGGTCAGCAGCATGTCACGCAGGTTATGGATACTGTTACCAACCGGGGTGATTACAACATTGGGTGGTGGGCCAGCGTCAGGGTTTTGAGCAAAAGCCAGCATGGCATCTTCGATTCGCTTGTAATCGGCCTGACTGATTGATCCATTATCAGCCATGATGCCCGCCGCGATCATGGAAGGATATGTGCTGTTAAGTAAAGCTAGGCCATTGAGCGTTTTACCGACTTCTTTAACGATCTCCGCGTTCAATGGAATCAGTTTACGGACAATTTCGTTAATCTTATTGGTCGCATCCCTGTCACGTTTCGAGTTGGCGGTATCAGGGTCAGCAAGGTCAACCACGATCTCGACACCTTCGTAGGAAATCTCACGCCGGAACAACTGGCCGTTGCGGGTAATGGCTCGGGACATGACTTCCTGCAACTGGGTACCGCCAGCTTCCAGAGCGCCCACCAGTTCCCTCATGCCATCCATCGCATCAACCAGATCGGTATTGAAATAGAATCCCAAGTTACCGGCACGTTTCGCGAAGGTGGCTGACATATACACAGTGTTATCAGCAGCCCGGATCATGCTGGTAAAGAACTCGTTAAGGTTCTGATTGGTGCGCTTCGCTGATGGTGGCTTATAACCAGCCGCCTTGTGTGACTCATCCAGTATCAGGACAGCATTACCATTAGCTACCAGCTCACGCATGGCATCACGCCGACCACCTTTTTCCGAGTTCATCTGGTCATAAGTGGTGAACATGGCATTGTAGCCCTTGGGCAACGTGCCGTTCTTAATCAGGTGTGCGGTGTTTCTTTTGGCAGCATCATCGGTCTGGTAATGCAGGTAGGTTTCCTCACCTTCCTTGCTACCCCTTTCCTTGATGCCTTCTTTGCCATTGGTAATCATCGGCACCACATTGTTGGTACCGGCATCAACCATATCGTAATACATATCAGTGTACAGGCCGGGGTCTGCCGTTACGAATATAGGCACCTTACCTTGAGCAATAACCCACCGAATAATACTGCCGCCTTGACGGCCCTTACCTACACCAGTCTGGTCGGCAATAATGACCGACCGGCCCCGCTCTTTCATCTGGTATATGGATGCTGCAACCGCTTCCATCTGAAGCGACATCAACCCTTCACGCATTTCAGCTTCAGTGTCGTACCCTAACTCTATCCGAACATAATCGACCAGAGAATGGATACCGTTTTCGGGGTCTAATACGGACAACTCCAAGTCCCTGACAGCCTGTTCCATATACTCGGCCATCGCGGTTGGAACCTGATAACCAAGTTCATTTTCATTCTGGTCAATGATTGGAACTTTAGGGGTCTGGGCTTCTTCGCTTACGTTTCCAGATACTGGAGCAGAGGTAACACTTCGTAGACCCTTTTGCTCGTATAGCCACTGAGCTTGTTCTTCGACAGTAAGCTTCTTAAACCACTCAATTCCGGCAGTATCCAAAGGAGTTCCTCTTCGTCCTCCACTTGGTACTTGTCCATCAGTTCCTGTTTCCCCGGCTCCAGCTCCAGTGCCTTCAGTAGTTTCGTCATCAGGAGTTCCTGATATATCCGATCCGTCATCGGGGGGCGTGGTTTCCCCACCGTCATCAGTTCCTTCTGTTCCTTCGTCAGCCCCGGTATCCGGGGTGTCCAAGTAGTCTGTATAGTTGATGTCGCCATTTCGCATGTCCTTTAAAAATTGAAGTAAGTAGGGCAGCATTTGCTTTTTCTGCTCCCCTTTAAACTGTTGCCCTAAACCACGAATCGCATCAGTCGCCCCTTGACCACGTTCCTTTGATTTGGCATATATTCTTGACAGTACCGGTACCAACATTTCGTACTTCTGGGCGTTGATCGAAGGGTTACGTTCCTCAACTGTCTTTACCGAAAAACGGATATTGCCCGTACCCGGCGCACTGAAGATGTCGATAATGCTCTCGATATCGCTTTCATCCACACCAAGGGTTTCCGCAATAGCCTTGACATCGGCTGGTGGCGGTGCCTCGGTAGGTGCATTGGTTGGCCGTGGATTTCTGACACCACCGGCACCGGTACGCGGGCCGTTATCATTCGGTGGTTTGGGTGTGATAGGCTTCTCTTCTTCTTCATCACCCTCGGTCAGCAGGTCTTCGATTTCCTTATCGGTCAATCCGGTGAGATCACCCTTCTCCATTTCAGCTTCCTGCCATGCTGTACGGTCTTCAATCGCCTGTGCGATAACTTCATCCAAGCGCCCCAAGTAGTCAGCCTTGATTTCTTCAAACACGAAATGTGAGAAAAATTCAGGCCAGTCCCGGTCACCAATATTGGGAAAGTCCAGTGAACCATCAGGCTGTACTTCGACGTTATTGAAGATCAGTTGATACAAGGCTCTGAACTGTTGCCTCTCGTCACCCTCTGGGTAGATCGTACCAAGGTACCCAGTGCCAGCAGTTGCCACACCTTCACCTGACTTACTGCTTTGCAGGAAGGGATTAAAGCCACCATCAGCAGCGATTGTATCCAGCAACCATGCTTCGCCAGCTCGGGCAAATAACTCCACTCCGCTCGACCAGTAATTACCGCCTTTCTTGTCGTCAATTTTCTTGGCGTTTTTATAGAACCGGGTTCTTTCCGTATACCTGTACTTGTACTCAACAGCACGCTCAATATCATCCTTGAGCTGATTGACCAGTTGTTCGTCAGACCAGTCAGCATCCGCATTGGACTCGATAAACTGCTGTATTAACTGAGTGACTTTTTGATGGATCGCTTCGATATTAACCGTTTCGATCAGATTTTCGTAGGTGGCAGATTCGACCAGTTGCAGGTTGCTACCGAAGTTGTGCATCCACTCATGCCCCAGTGAGCCATCACCGTTATTACGGTTGAAGTGCATGACCCGAACCCGATCAAGAGTGGACTTTGGATTCTTGAGAACCTTTTTCAGCTTGGTGCGTAGCGATTCAATCTTCTCGCTTTCGGAGTACATGACATTGTTATTGTCGAGAATTTCCTTGATCGCTTCCGATGTCAGTTCGTCTTCGCTCATCGCGATAGCCGGGTAGTTCGGACTGAAGAACGCAGCACCAGTACCCTTGCCGTGTCCGAGCGCACCGATACTCAGATAGATGTTATGGCCGACAACTTCCAGTGGGACGCCGAGAATGTAAGCCAGATCAGCGTAGGCGTCATACGCCATGTTCCGATATAGTTGCGACTCAGTAATCTGTCCGGCTGGTGAGCTGGTCTTTACATGACCACCAACAGTGACGCCCAAAAAGCTGAAGGTTTTTTGCAGCTCTTCAGTGGATACGTTTTTGCCCTTGCGGTGATCCGGCATACCCGTTCTTTGCTCGTACAGGTCTTCCAGTTTTTCAGGAACATGCGGTGGATGATCACCGTAGTCAGACTCTAAAACATTTTCATCGGCGGTATGCTTCGTGTGCATGTAATGCAGGCCGTGATACTCGGTAAGCGCCTTCGGGAACAGGCCCGTAAAGGTCGCATAGAACGCACCAGTGGACAGCCCTGTATCCTCATCAACCTCGGGCTTGCGATCCATAATCCGATCCATGCGAGGGGTATCCCTGAACCACTCCATGTACTCTTCTTCGGACATTGGGATCAGTGTTTCCAGCAATCCTTCGTGTCGGAGTGTGTTGCTTATTTCATGTCGAGCCATTGCCGAGTGCAATTCCTTGACAGTCTTCGCTCCATCAACCAGACCCTGTATCCCGGCCATCATATCCATGTAGATTTCAGCGTAAGCCTCCAAGTCCTCGCGAGTCTGGACATTCATGTTCCGGTCTGCACTGAACTCTACCAGTGGCGTACCTTCGATAATTTTCATCAGGGCAGCGCGGGGTGATATGTCATTATCTCGCCAGCCTTTAATGTATGGCTCCAGCCAGTCAGTGAAGCTTGGGATTTTCTTCATATACTCTTGATACAGACGCTTGGTGCCGGGTGTGGTTTCGGAATAAGACGCCGAATTAACATAGCCCGCTTTTGCGGTAGCTGCGATCAACTGGTTCAGATATTTTTTAGCTTCGGTAGGTCGCTCAGTGTTACGCCACATTTCATGCGGTCTACGCAGCGTGGTACCGGTAGTGCCGGGGTCTTCATCTACGGTACGACCAACAACCTTGGCCGCTGACGTAATGATCCGGCTACGCTTGGTACTCGGGAAAGCCGACACATAGAACTTGTCGTCGGCTGCATCGAACTTGACCAAGAACCGCTTCTTACCCTTACCCATCAACCAACCATCTTCAGCCTGCTTAACCAGCTCGACTGTCAGGTCATTCATGGGTGCGCCGGACAGGTTAGTACCGCCCAGTAAAATCTTGTCGCCTTCGGCTAAGCTCTCGAAAGCTGTCCGAATAGCTTCCACATCAGTTTCGCCCTCTGGAGTTTCTTCCACAGGCTTATCCACAGGTTCTCCACCGCCGGGTACAGTTTTATCCTGCTCCAACTTGGCCTGCTTAAAAAGCCGATCCACTTCATTGACATTGAACTTGTGAGTAGTTTTCCCATCGGGTTCTAAAACGTAACCGGGGTCTATGGTTATAGACGAAGGCATACTGCCGTCTTCCGGTGGTGCCTCATAAAGCCTGACTGTTATCAGATTGCCTTCTTTATCAAACTTCAGTACTGCCTTGTCGAATCCATCTTCCTCATCGATAAACCTGACATTCGGGATAGTGATGCGGGTGCCGCCGGTCTTTTCACCGACTTGCTGTGTGCCGGTCAATCCACCTTCACTACTCCATGGTTGCTCACCTTCCGCAACCGGAGTCTCAGGTACTGGCTCTTCAGCAGGCGGGGTTGGTGGAGTTGGTGGAGGTTTCGGCCCTACCGGTTCAGTTGGTGGTTCCGCTGGGGGAGTGCCGCCGCCTTCTTCACCACCTTCTTCACCACCTTCAGGGGTTTCAGGGGTGGGAGTTGGTGTTGCGTCAGAACGTAATTTCCTGCCAATATCGGCATAAGCTGTTTGGTCGCTTTCTGGTAGGGCATTAAAATCCTCAAGGGTAAAGTCTCCGGTTTCAATAGCCGCTTCAATAGCCTCACGGTGCTGTGCCCGATCATAGAACTCACCAGCAGCATCTTCAGCCTTCATTTGAAAGTCAGCGAGTTGAAGTGCGGTTGCTATCCCCGGTGCTGTTGAGTAAGGCTCTAATAGAAATTCATTCAGCTTCGCCCGCGCCTCGTTTTCTTCGGCGCTACTCATTTCACCAATAGGCGTATTGATAAGGTTGCTGGCGAATACAACTGCCTCGCGCAACTTCTCCCGGCTCTTCGCTGTCTTAAATCCGAGCATCTTGCCTAACGCATTAAGCTCCGTTCTTGGCAGGTTCAGGATTTCATCGACATCGACGGTATCTGCTTTGGTGGCGGTAGCCATAGCGGCAATAGCGCCAGCAGCAGCAGGTGGCTCAGGAGTGTATGAGCCTTGCTCTTTCCCTGCCCTGAACGCTTCGAAGTTAGCCTTGTGAGCAGGCACGTCTGCTTCAGCCGCTGGTGGCAGCTCAACTGGTGGCTCTTCAACCGGTGGTGTCTCAGGCGGTATCTCGACCGGCGGGGTCACAGGTGGCTCTGTAACAGGCTCTGCTGGGGGTTCACCCGGTGGAACAGGCTCAACTGGTGTCTCGGGTGGTGTCTCAGTGGGTGGCTCTACACCCCCTGCTGGTGGTGTTGGCCCGACCTCACCCCCACCTGTAGTTTCGGGTGGTGGGCCGGTATCGCCCGGTACAGGCTCAACTGGAGCCTCTGGGGGTATCTCACCGCCAGCTTCTTCTTCAGCCCGCTTCCGTTCTTCCTCTTCATACGCGGCAAGATTTTCATCAGTCAACTCGATGAACGGGTCTTCTTCGCCTCCGATGGGTTGAGTCAGGTCAACGTCTTTGAACTCAGGCTTGCCACGCGAAATGATTCCGGCCAGTGCTTCGGCGCGTTCAAGCGGGTCTTGGATTTTGAGGGCTTCGTTAGCTTCGGCTTCATTGACTCGCAAGGCTTGATCGATCAGCGCCATTTCGTTGTCTTCAAGCGCTTCCTTGGTGCCCTGCTGTTTAGCCGCCTGATGAGCAGCAACAACTGACAGGGGCGATGCACCAAATGCCACACCCATGCCTTCCCTGAAAGCAGCATCGGGTACGCCTTCGTACAGGTTCCGGGTCTTGTCGATCAAATCCTTGTAGACCTTGTTCTGCACATACTGCTCGGTACCACCTTGAGCAGCCTCAGTTGGTATCTCGACGCCTTCCAAGATACCGAAATTCTTCAGTGTTGACGTGGACAGCCGACCACTAATTGCCTTATCCACGTACCGACCGGCAACAGACCCGAGCATGAATGATGGTATGGCTATCGTCTTGGCACCTTCGATACCAGCCTCGCGAGACAGCTTGGTTCGTGCCATGTTATGGGCGGCATTGTGATCCAGCCCATAGTTATCGATCATATCGTAGTAGATGGTACGAAATGCTTCCGACTGGTTCAGTACTTCGGCTGGCGCACGCATGACCTCTTCTTCGATAGCCTTACCGACCGAACCTGACACCATCGCCATTTCAGCCGTACCGTATGCACCTACGCCCAGTGCGGCGTCATATTTTGTAGCAAGGTCAGTGACCTGATTGCGGGCCATCCGTAACGCTTCAGCGTCCTTAATGCCCTTGCCCTTCTTGACTATTTCATCGGCACGCTTTCGTATGGTTCTGGTGGTATATGCCTTCAGACCCCCCTTCGCAACCTGCTTAAAGATACCGCCACCGAGTATCATGGCGGCTATCGAACCCAGCCCTGAACCAGCTAGTTCGGTGTAGGAATACAGGTCACCCCACGCATCACCAAACTCGCCAGTGTCTTTTATAAATTGCTTACCTTCCAGCTCAGCGACAGCCTTTGGTTTCCACCGATCAATGTTAGCGGCGATCTCACTCAGGGCTTTATCGGTGTCTTTAAGGATGTCAGCATCGAAGACATAATCGAGTGTTTTGGCATCGGAAGCGAAGCCGGAAACGAAGGATGATCCCATGGAAGCGAACAGGCTTCTGGCTAAGCCAGCACCTATCCATGAAGGCTCACCACCACGGGACTGTATGCCACCCGAAACCTTGCGGAGCCGGTCAGCGTGGCGCTGTTCGGGTGTCTTAAATCGGTTGGGTATCCCGTAAGCCGGGGTGCCGTATGGGTCTTGTGCCATTTCTGCCTCGTCGCGTGAGGTAAATGATAATTACTTAAACTCGCTGTTTAACACCGCCGCTCACTTTAGCTCTCATTGTTGGTGATAGCTTTCGCAAAGCCTGCTGAAACACTTTCTTAGGCAAGAATTTATTGCCCCATTCATTCAGCCATTTCACTTTCTCAGTTTCACTGAACTTCTGGTAAGGGCCATTGTATGCCTTCTCCGAAGCGGCGGCTAATTTTCTTTTGGCTTTTTGATTTATTTTTGGTGGCCCGCCTGTCCCTTTAGGTAAAGGATCGGCAAATGCACTACCCGGTTTACCCATGTTCAGGATTATATTACCAACATACTGACTAATGTTCATCGGGTTGTCAGCGGTTGGTCTAGGTAAAAGCTCTCGCTCAGCCAGTCCCGCACCATCGACTGCATCGGGTAGCGGCTCTTCAGTAGCGGCTGGTCGTGGTTCGGTTATGCCGCCGGGAGTACGCCCACCACTGGGGCTTCTTTCCCGTAAGCCTACCTTGCTGACTTGTGGTTCGTCGTCAGCACCGCCAGTCTTGGGCTTCTCACGGGCCTTCACTTCCCCGGTTTGTTTATTCATCACGGCAAAGCGGGAATACACTTCCGACTCCAGTGCCTTGAGGTCGGACTGGGCCTGTTCGAACATCAGGTGCTTCATCAATGATTCGTATTCAGGGTCACCCTCATCAGGACGGCCATTTGGAAACTGGTTTGGATCATCGAAGTTTTCATCACCCATTGCAGCGATTATTTCAGCCGCACGCTTGCGGCGAGTCTCAGGGTTAGTGTCCATCACCTTTTCAGCAATGTTCCCAATTTCCTGAGCCACTTCTGCCGGGGTGATCTTACTGACATCGTAGCCGTAAGCCCTGCCGATCCGACCAGTCATGGCCCGGACAGCCTGAGCTAACTGCTTGTCTCCTTCTTCACCAAAGTCAATAACGCCATTGGGGAATATCCGACCGTAGGTAGCTTGGATTTCAGTCTTTGAATTTTTGATCCACTTGTCACCAAGGTCATTCAAATCCTTGGTAGCATCTTTATCCAGCTCGTGCATTTTCGCAGCCAGATCAGCCTTTTCCTTCAGTTCATTAAGCAGCATGGTCTGAAGGAACTCAGGGCTGGACTGTTCCTGCAAATGCTGGGTAACTGCCCGTCGATTCGCGAACTCCATTATTTCGCCGCTTTTAAACTCGACAACCCATCCATCGCCCTTTTTGGTAACAGGGCCGATGTCGTTTGCTACATTGTCATCGGTATTGAACGCTTCCTTCAGTTGCTCCATGGTCATGTTGCCAGTGTTCCATGCCTCACTCCATCCCTGAAACTTGCGCCGAGCTGTTGCGGCCTTCTGATCCAGCTTGGCCTGATCCAACTTCATACCGGATGTCTCCAGTTGCTGGGTCAGCAATTTACCTTGATTGACTACTGCCGTTGTACGGGCATCGATATTGGTCTGATCCAGAAACTCTTTTGATTCCTGCTCACCAACCTTACCCTGTCGTCTGGCATCTTCCAACGCTAAAGTCGTAGCCTCTTCCTGCATAGGTCGTCGGCTAAGACCGTATTCATATGTTTCAGTCTCACGCCGCTGACGTTCAGCTTCGGTAATGCGGGCCGCTTCCCGGTCGGACTCAGCCTCGATATCGCGCTGACGACCCCGGAAAGAGTCATACGCCTCATTTAAACCTTGGTACAGACCATATTGCGCCATGATGCTCTCCTAGTCAGGCAAATCAATAATCGAAATAGTTTTCATCGCCAGCCATACTTCCGGTGAATGTGCCGCTTGTATCAAGACCCGGTTGAGTTGGGCGAGGATTGGCGTATCTCAGAGCGTCAGCTCCGAACTTGCCTGCCAGACTAAATGCTCCGGCTGCATTGGCACCAGCAGCATCTGACTGACCGCCCAGTACACCAGAAGCCCCGCTAACGCCAAGCTGTTGAAGCTGGGTAGTTGGGGTGACGTTTCTCATGTTGCCCATACCCATTGCTGCAATACGGCGCGACCAGTCCTTGTCATCTTCAACAATCCGTGATCGAGCGCGACCACCAACCTTGGCTAATGCTTCTTGGTTAAACCCTCTTCGGGAATTTTCCGCGCTCCGGCCAGAGTACGGGTTGACTCCAAAGGAACGCTGTTTGCGCTCTGCACTCTCGCGTGCCACACCAAATGTCTGGGCTACATCGGCATCAGATCGTGAAGCAGCACCGGCATAGTCCGGCCCCTTTTGCGCCAACTCTGCAATGCCTTCCTGTATGGGATCGAATAAACCACGTTCACGTTCTCGACGGGAAATAACATCCTGTCGGTCTTCGTAACTATACTCGTTTTGACGCTCGACTTGCGCCCTGTTGAATTGATCTCGTTCTCGTTCAATGGCAAGCTGCTGAGCTGATAAAGCCCCTGATTTGTCAGAGGCTTTCTTACCGGCTGATATTCCCAGCAAGCCAACCCCGGCTGATATTCCTGTGGCCCATGATGGCATTATAAATCCTCCAGATATTCTTTCAGAGTTTCACTTTGGGCTTTAAGGCGAATTGCCTCACCCACCTTAACCGACCACTCATACCCACCACATATTTCAGCGGCTTGATGGACTAACGACACAATAGAACATCTGAGGGTATATGCAATGTCTTTTCTATCCCCGGCTTCTAGTTTGTTGGCTGCGAACCATTCCTGAATTGCAACGGCCATTACCGGGTGTATCTCCACTTGGTGTCGCTGGTAGTACTTGTTTCTTGGAATTTCGATCATAGCCAGCCAGAACGCATGGTTGATGTGGTCGTCGGTTCTGGGCACGTCTTTATCGATCAGGTCATCCCACACATGGCACGTCAGGAAAAACATTTCAAGGAAGTCAGCAGCATCTTCATTACCCCTGCACGCCCACTTGAACCAGTCGTGGTCAGTGTGTAGTACTGCTTCCTCACTAATCATCTGTTTTTAAACGCTTGACGCGCTGCCTTTCTTGATGGGGTGTGTAGCCCGGACGCCACATCCTTGACTATTTGAGGCTCGTTAGTTAAATCATCATCCAAGTCCACTACATGCCGGTGGAAAGACTTTGAAATTTCCACACCATCTTCCATGATGCGTGTTATTTCTCTCACCTGTATGACTCCATTCTCTAAGAACTCGCCATCATGTGTTACTACTTTTTCTATTGCCATGTTATATTCTCGTTATGCTATTTCGTATGTACCTGAACCAAAAATTTTGCTGTCGCTGTTAAAGTTTGTTTCATTGACTTGCGTTGTTGCCAGTGTGTTCGAATCATTCAGATCATATTTATCCTGACCTGACCTTGCTAAGCCGCCGAGCCTGTTAGCCACTAAGGACATACCTGAGTATTGACCTATAGTACAAGCAAACAGGGTATTATTTGCTACATTGAGAAAGGGAAGGTTATCTATCTCAGCTTGACCAGTGGAGCTTCCCAAGTTACTCAGCTCTATTCGGAACCAAACAGTGCATAGATTTCCTACTCTTTGGTAGTGACCATCCCTTATAAGGAACGTCATTAATGCTTGCGCGTTGTTAAATTTAAGCTCGGGTTGAAAGGTGCCTTCCTCATAATCACCTAGGGTAGTATCCCCTAAGTTGATGCCAGCAGTATTCAGGGTAGTACCACTGAAAGTCAACCCTGTATCACCTTCTATGGTGCCGTCACCAGTCCATACACCTAACTGATTATTGACCGGTGTACCGACCTTAGTAACATTACCCGCACCACCTGCCGGGGCTTGGAAGGTAGGCGCTACCCCTACTCCATTACTGGTCAGTACATGAGTGGCCGTTCCCACCGGCACTGTAGCAGCAACTCCCACTGCATCCCAAGTGATAAGCTCACCATCAATACCATCTGCCAGCATCGCAATGTCCACAGCTTTAGCGGCTATGGTTAGGGCCGTGCCTCCTGTTACGTCACCCGTGTGTACTGCATTTGTTACCTTAGCCGTGTTAAGGGCTACAGCAGCCGCATCTGTATATGAAATCTTGGCAGTATTGAGAGCTACTGCCGCAATAGTTCCATAGGCGGCATCGCCTTCAGCCGGGGTGAGGAAAAGGGTATCCATAAACGTAGATATTTGTGTAGCGGTAATTTCAGACAGAACCCCACCATCATTGATGATGAATGTGTCTGCGCCAATTAGCGCTCCGGCTGCTGGCTGAGCCGTGATAGCAGTGATATCAAGGGCTAACGCTGCCGCCCCGGTTACCTGCCCGGTATGGGTAGCGTTAGTAACTTTAGCAGTATTAGCCGATACATCACCAATACTACCGTAAGCTGCATTACCTTCAGCCGGAGTAAGGAAAAAACCATCATAGTCGGCTTGCAGGGCTACCACCGCTCCAGTCCTGCCAAACACACTATCTACCTCTACCCTATAGAGCAGGGATGTCCATGCGGTCACACCGTCACCGATCTTGATCCGGCGCGTATCGGTTTCCAGACACCACTCACCGTCAGCCGGAGTCGGGTTAGTAGAAGTCCACAAAGCTGCGGTGTCTCGGCGCATCTGTAATTGGATGATTTTAGCCATCAGCTTATTCCGTTAGTTGATCTGCATATCTGCCCATTCGCCGCACCCGCGATGAACACACCGTCTATGCTATCCCAATGAACACACTGAACATCTGTAAGAGGGTTAAACCCATTGTTAACTAGAGTCCAACTATCAACAGTAGCTATATCTGCATCTGCTATGTAGCCAATCTTGCCGTCGGCTGCTACGGCTACAGCCCTATCATGGAGACTAGAATAAGCAAAGCCATTAAGTTGACTTGCTCCAAAAGTAACATCATCGACTCCAACTATGCTGCCTGTTATATTCCCAGTTGAAAGACCTATTATGTAACGATCATTGATCCCGGAATAAATAAGACAAGCTGAAACAGTGCCTCCTTGCGTTGTGAGGATAATAGAAGCAAAGGCGGTATCAGCGGGTTGATCGAGCCTATATAGATCATCTTGAAACCCTATTACGCAACCTTGATCTACTCCTGCGAGAACATTTTGTGGCGTAAATCCGGATACTCGGGTGTGAAGGTTCGCAGCTGCCCCGGCACCAACTAATGTCCAAGTAGCACCATCAGTATCACTTCTGGCGGTATGGTCGAGAGCGCCTGTCTGAGCGTTAAATATTATTACCCATTCATCCGTTGGACTGTGGTGCATAATTCCATAAACATGACCTGTGCCTGTTGTTACCAGCCCCATTATGTTGCCTCCTGCCGTCCAAGTGGTTCCATTAGTAGACCGAAGATTAGTGCCAGCATTACCAACTGCTATAAATATTTCAGCAATCTCGTTATAATCTACTTGCAGTAGATGCTCTGTGGTGGAGGTGGTTCGTATTGTCCACGTAACACCAGCGTCTGTTGATGTTGCCAGCTTTCCCCCGTCCCCCACAGCCACTATATAAAAGGTAGCCCCGATTAACCCCGATGTAATCCAGTTAATACCCGTTCCCCCAAAGGGATCAGTAGCTATTGGACTCCACCCGGCTTCTCCCGTCATCATGCACACGGTATATGCCACGTTGGCTAATGTCGCGCCACCTTCCATCGTTAAATCAATTCTGGTGTTGGAAGTGAATGTGCTGGTAGTGATTTCACCAAATATATCAACACCACCTATTGAAAACCTTATTCGTCTTCCAACTGAAAACAGGTTTACTACATTGACTCCAAGGATATCGAATGTGTCTGTATCCACAAATGTGAATGTGTATCCGGGGCAATACTCCGAGCTTGCGCCCGCAGGCGAAGCTGTAATCGTAATCTGATTTGCTACCGGCTCAGTAACAGTAAACCCAACAAAGTTGAGCAGAGTTGCCGCAATACTGAGCGATACCCCGGTATCCTGTACGACTAGATCGCTACCACCACCCAAGACACCGTATGGCCCTTCAGTTGAAGGTGGGAAGGTTTCAGCGGCGTCACCCCCGTCAATACATACTACGTTTGGCAGGTTAATAATGGTGGGCATGGTAATTGGATCAGTACCATCGGCCAGTGTTGTAGGCCCGCCCACAATATCGCCAGAAAGAATAAAGTCGAACTGGGATGTCGGGGGGATAACGACAATAGGTTGCTCAACCGTGGACTCGGTTAACGTACCAAAATCGATCAAATCCTGATAAGTGGCCCAGCGTTGATTGACTTCAAATTTACCCTGCCGGATATCGATAATCCGCTTGAGGGGTTCCAGTATCGTATAGATGTCATGTTCGGTTAAGTGAACCGGGACATCTGGTATAGATGGTATCCGAATGTCTCCAGCCACAACTAATCCACCAATTCAGTGATCGATGACGCGACTGTTATCTGGTTAACATCTGTAAAGGTTTCGATCTCAACTTCGTACTGGCGAAACTGACCGCCACTGGGGAAACGAAATGGTGTAGCATCGACACTGGTTGCGGTACCGATCAAGGTACCATCACCATACAATTTAATGACCACGTTCTGGGTCATTGGCACTGAAGGCGGGGTTATCAAAACACTGGCATTAACTGCAAATTCATTAACCTGATTGCCATTCAATTCACCACGGACAGACGAACCTAACAATACCCCATTGGCCGTAATAATATTTGCGATCAGGGTATTCAATGCCGCCAGCTCAGAGTTGGTTAGCAGCTCACCGTACTGGGCCAGAATCTTGCCACTGGTAATAGTTGCCAATGATCCAAGTGAAAATGTCTTCGACTTCCACTGATAAGCCAGTCGTTGCCCAGCCGCGTTAAACTCACTGATCACATTAATATTCAAGTCACTGGTTTCACTGATGTATAACCGATCATTCTCTGGATCGGTGTATACCGCATCAACATCAATATTGAAGTCACTGGCGGATATTTCATTGTTGGCTGTTTCGATAACCAACCCGGCATCATCAGTGAAGGCAATATACCGGGTATCCCAGTAACTTGCCCGCATCTGAGAGGGGTTTCGTTCCTGCCAAGTATCCCTGTCATACAGTGGCTCAGTCAGTAATGAGCTACCGCCATAACCAATCGAGTACAGTCCATCCGGGGTTGGGTAAATTACCCGGCCCTTCAGGGACACAATGCCCTGTTTGCTGACACACGCCTGATGATCAGGAAGAACTGTCATCGTCATAGTCGATGGATGGTTGCCCACCAACAACAAGGGTCTGTCCAAGGTCGTCACGACAACGGTATTGCCGAACAGGCCACCCCCCACAATCGTATCGAAAGTCGCCAGCCGGTATTTGATGGGCCATGCGTGAGGCTGGTATGGTTCGCTGAATAGAATCTCAAATAAAGTGAACGCGACCATGATGCCGTTGCCCGCATCAATCAAGCCAAATATATTAGCAGGCGGTAAATCAAAATCAGTTGACCCGACAACTTCACCCAGCAATGCGTCAATTACATTGTCTGTGTAAGTAGACGAAGGAGAGATTTCATCAACGAACCGGTAAGCTGTCTGGTTAACACCGACACTGGATCGATAAATTCGAACAAACTGTATTGTATTGCGGGTAGTCCCTGCACCCGGATAAGTAATCTCCAAGGCTGATAAATCAACATTGCCGTCACTGTGATCAACATTAATAATAGCCGATGCCGGACTGAGGGCGCTTTCCTCTCCCCAGACAGACACAAAGGTGTACACATACAGCGAGGGAATCACAGTGGTGCCAGCACCAGAGCTGCCAAGCGCAACCGTAGGGGCTGCTGTAGGGGCTGGTATGCCGACTAAAATACTGTTCTCGGGGAAGATATTCGATCCACCGTTATCGACGCCTGTGAGATTGTCAGCGGCATTATCAGACGCTTGTAGCGTGCCGCTCTCGGTGTAGTAGATTCTGGAAGTCGTATCGTTGGCTATGGGCGCTTTAACAACATCGACATCAGTTGTCCATGTCAGGAATAAATCAGTGCCTGTCCCTTTATACAGGTAGATGGTTTCCAGCTTCGGAGTCGTAAGGGCTGGGATAACATTCAGCACCTGACCACGCCATGACTGTAGCGCAAGCGAGGTCAGTTTCAGGTTCTCGGCAACCTGTCCCTGCTGACCGCCCAGCAGCCTTGAATCAATCCTCGGGGCGATTCCCTGAAATTCGGATATCTGTATTCTAGCCATTATTAGTTGCAAATACTGTCAGCTTCGGCGCTGCGCATTGCCCGTCCTCATTTAAGTTTTCCCTGATATTAGTTAACCGCTTATGCCACTCGGCAAGCTGCTCATCTGAAATCTCACCAAACCCTGAAGCGCTTTCCTCAAATGCAATGAGTGCATCAGTGTCTTCACCCATGTTAATCAGGCTTTGCTGGTTGGCCGATAACACATCCTGCCTGCTCAACCGCTCTGTAAAATGCCGCCTTTCTCCAGCCTCAAACTGTTCGCGGGTAAATTTAGGTAGCGCCTTGAAATGCTTGTATAAAACATTGAGTTCAGTAATAGCATCATTGATCAACTTCTTACTGTATGCCATTTCGCCTTTAGTTTTCTCGCGCTTAGCGTCTTCACGGCGTAGGTCATACTGGTTTAATCTTCCAGCCTCAATCTTGGCATTAATTTCATCCAAATCAATTTGATAGTTCGCCATAGAAAACTTTGCTTCCTGTAATGCCTGAATCCTATTTGACATACGCAATCCAATAGTCCGATATGCACGCTCAGGGGTGATAGACCCAGCGATTACAAACTTTTCAGTTTGATAGGCCGAATTTTCAAAGGGTATATCGAAGAAGGCATCGTTGACTTCATCCAGTATCGAATCAACCTGCTCTATTGTTTTTAGTTCTGAGGCCATTGTTGAATCCCTCCCATTTCCGCTGCGTTACCTTCTGGTAAAGATGCTGCGGGGTTTTCCGAAGTGTCGGTGGCGAAAACAAGCCCATCTATATCTGTATACCAGAAAGGGGATATTCCGTTGAACCCACCACCAAAGTATCCTTTGAGCTTACCAGACACCCCGGTAAGTTGTCTCTTCACCCTTGACAAGACAAGTGATGGCGAAAAGGCCAAATCTGTAGCAAAAGCTATGCCGGAGTAACTATTATAATAAACTGTGCCGGGATTGTTAAACGTGTTCGAACCACCAGCCCAGTACCCCTTAACTTCGCTGCAAACTCCCCCCGGCCCTACATTAATTTTATTTAAAATTGCCGTTGGATTGAATGATGTCTCTGTGTCAAACCGTATTCCGTCAATTTCAGTTGACGCCACACTGGTGAATCCTCCAGCAAAGTATCCATGAGTGCCACTGTTAACACCACCTGCAAGAACCGCTCTCGCGGAGGCCAAAGTCGCTGTAGGGTTTACCGTTAGATCGGTATCATATCGTATGCCGTCAATGGTGTTGCTGCGGGCGACAAAACTGAAATTACCACCGCCCCAATATCCTTTCTGGGTTTGAAAGCTACTAACTCCACCTAGCTCCCTTCTTGCGCCACCAGCAAGCCCTGCCGCTGGATTAAATGCTGCAAGGGTTTCGAAGATCATACCGTCAATCGCATCGACTGGGACATCGAAAGACGTGGCAACAGAACCACCTCCACAATACCCCTTTACTCCAGAGCTGTTTCCTGCCAGATCACTTCTAAACACTGATAAAAGCGCAGCCGGGTTTATGGATGTCTCGCTTACATAATCAATGCCTTGGAAACCGGTTCGTACAACGAAACCATTGAACCCACCGGCCCACCAACCCTTCTGAATTACTGGTACTGGTGCCTTACCGGCTACGAGAACACGCTGTGAAAACTGGGGTGACATTATACTGCGAAGTTCAGCCCACCCGAGAAGCCGAGCCAAGTACTCCCGCCATCGCGAGTGAGGAACAATACTACATCTTTACCAGCAGTCCATTCTGGCTCGGTGCCTGAGTCTATCCACTCTATAGTGGGAGTCCAAAGGGGAGGGAAGTTCGCGGCATTTTGTAACTCCATCGTAAAACTGGTCACACGCCCTGAAGCGGCAGGATTGGTAAAGTTGAAAGTCGGTATACTGGTTAAAGGCCCGGTGCCGTGAAAATAAGTCGCTGCCGCTGTATCCAGTGCAATGCTTCCACCAAGCCCATAGGTATCAGCATCTTCGCTGTATCCTGCGTTCAGGACTAATTCGGCATTTGCGACAAGATTGGCATTTGCAGTAATAATACCCGTTGCATCCAGAGTGCCCGTCATCACTACATCACCACTGGAAATATCAAGGGTAAACCGGTTAGCATTGCCGCTATTCCCATCACGAAACGCGATGATACCGTCATTGTTTAGATCGAAGTTCCACTGGGTAGCATCAAAATAAACCTCGGCGTCTATACCGGTACCGAAGTTGAGTTGGATATTGTCATTGAACGTCAGGTCACCAAGCGACTTGATCGCGGCAACTGCTTTCAGAACCGCGTCAACATTCTGAGAAAACTCGGCCAGTGTGTCCCTAGTTAATCGCAGCCCCACGTTGTCAGCGGAAAGATAAGCATTGGCAATCGTCCCTTCCTGCCCGCGCACAATAGTGAACACGTCACCAGCCCTTGAGGTAACATCTACGATCTCGATGTTATTCGAAGCATCACTCAAAGTAGCCCGGAAAGTGTCTCCACCGCTTGGGTTAGGAAACAGGGCACCATCACCGGATTGAACCGTCAGGGATGTTGCAACAGCCGAAATTCCTGCAACAAGTGTTGATTCCGCATTATTTTCAAACAGGAATGTCATTAGTAGTATCTCCGGGTACGGTAATTGCCAAACCCAAATGGTGACAAACCCGTGCTGGAATTAACTGTATTGGCCTTAACGTCACGGGTACGTGCTTCCATCCAGCCATTAATAAACTCACCACGGTGGAACTTGACCATATTTGGCGCACTCCACGCCCTGCCATTCATTACCTGTAGCCGCGCTATTGCGCCATGGGCTATCGGTTCCAGCCAGTCATTGAACAGGAAGTCCGGCCCATCTAATGCTGCCTTGGTAGGCTTCAACACCGCCCAAAGCTGGTAGTTGTAAACCAGATCAGGGGTCGGTAGCAACGTAATGGTCTGCGGGGTATTTTGCAGGAAGTACCGGGGGTGATCGCTTTCCTGCTGCTCCCGAAACCGGTCATAGTGGTTCCATGGAATAGCTGGAAGTGGCCGGTGACTTGCGCCCTGTCCGGCAGTCACTTCCTGAATCTTGTGCAGGGCTATCATTTCCGAACCAGCCGGTACCACAATCGTGTACTCAGACTGGTCGGCAATAGAATCAAGGTCAGCCAGCCGTAGCCGGTAGACTCTGGACTGGTTACAGAACTCGATAGCTGATAAACGTATTGCGTTCTCGGCCTGTGAGATAGGGCACCCGGCAACATCCGGCATGACCACATGCAAATAATCTTCCCAATTAACCGCCACTTGCGTTCTCCTGTGTCTCCACGCTTGGGGTAAACAGGACATCGCGTTGGAACTTCTGACCCATCATTTGATAGAAGGATGACTCATGTATCGCCGCCCTGTTCTGACTGGTACGCGAATCAAATTCAATGGCATACGCCCTGTACATGCACCACTGAACAATGTGGCTTTTGTAGATATCGCGCAGATCGAGCGTATCGCCGGGAGCGGCTATTGCGGTTGGCACAATCGATATCTTAACCTCAAGGTAGCCTGTGCCATCCGAAGGTGGATCGACGTAAAAAGTGCGCGGTGCGCGGTCGTCGTAGGTGAAATTCTTTACAGCCACTGCCTGTACAGCAGCAGTGTAATTGAATGAAAACAGGTCAAGTGCTTCTTCCGTACAGGCAAGCACTTGACGACCCGCTGTCAGGCCATCAGTTCCCATGTTCCGCGTTACATCAAGCAGCCTGATGGAATTTGCCGGTGCCGACTGTAAGGCACCAGCAACCATCTGCATGACGGTGGTTTGTGAGTTGGCATCCGGCCTGATCGATACAATCATCTGCTGTGCAGAATCAATGTAATCAAACAGCGCTGCTTCGTCCCAAGTTACCTGTCCTACATCGTTTAGCTGTTTGTTAACTTCGGAGATAATGTCCGAGGCTAACATCAGGTTTCCTTAACCGCCTTTTTCTTTTTCGGTTTCGCCGTATCCGCTTTCTTGGCCTGCCGTGCAGTACCTTTTTCCTTAGCCTTTTCGATTACATCGGGGGTGCTTGCTGGTGCTGGTTTATCCAAACGGATATACCTGCATGAGTCGCGGAACTCATATTGAACATCAGCAGTAACTAAGATTTCATTGCCGGAATGACGATCTAACACATAAAACGACTCACCCGCTGGGCTTCTTAAACTCATGTCACTCTCCAGTAGTAAAAAAACCCCGACCGTAAAGCTAGGCCGGGGCCATCATTTTACACTTTTTTGACAACACCTGTTGTCAGGTAAGCGCCCTGAATTACCTTGTAGCCGTACACGTTCAAGCCACGAATTAACTGGCCGAAAGTGTCCGGGTTAGGCAAAGTTTCCATCTTGGTCATTTGCGCGGCAAATGTCAGGCCAGCGTTGTGACCCCCAATAGGCTTATACAGAGTTGCCGTACCCTCGGTGATGCCGACGATGTTGTTCGACAGATAGATGTAAAACCGGTCTATCATGCCAACCAAACCGTTACGGGCAATCGACGTGCTGTCACCTGCCAGCGATGCGTCTTTCAGATCAGACTTCTTGATCCGTCCGATCATCCATGCGGGCATAACCAGCCAGCGGCCAGTCTCAGGGACGTTCTGCTCATCCAGAACAGTACCCATGTCGATGATGTAATCGAGGATATTGGTGGCATCAACCAAAACGGCATTGGAACCATTGGTGCCAGTAGCGCCCAGATCGATATCGCCGGAGATTGCACCAGCAGTTTGGCCTTTATTGGCCGCAACAACATCGGTGATGATGTTGGTCAGAACATCAAGGTCAACCGCGATTTTCATCTGTTCCGAAGCGTCCTCGGCCCAGTCGTCCATCAGGTTGATATCGGCCTGCATCGCATCCACGTCATCGAGAGTGAACGCAAAGTACTTGCCTTTGTTGATGTCGAGCGAGGTGTTAGCCTGCTCAGGGGTTTCGTAAGAAAGCGCTTGACCGATCTGGTAGTTGTTGATCAGCAATGTTGGGGTGTTACGAATGATAACTGTATCACCGTAATCGCTGATTTCACCTTCGTAGTCGGTGTTCGCAATAGCCCCGAAAACGGTCGCCGTGTAGAATTTCTCTACCAGCTTGCCTGACCATACTTCAGGGATAAACTTGGATGTGGAATCGGACGCCAGCGATGGATACGCTGCGGCGTTCTGCCAGTCCGATGCCGATCTTGTAATACCAGCCATGATTGACTCCTATTCGCAGGAGCCACAAGTAGGTTACCGCACACGGCCCTCACTTGTCGCTCGGAAGATTTTCATTTCGATCTGGCGTTTGAGTTCATCCTGACCCTTATACTTACCGAGCTTGCAATCGTCGTAAAACTGCGTGACTGCCTGCTTGGAAAGGATCACATTAGCATCCCCCTCACCACCATCCGGTAACACATTGGATGTTGTTGTGGTGTCTGGGTAATGACTCACATCACCTGACCTACCTTTCCAAGAGATAAAGAAACTTGCGACAGTTTTAGCATCGAACTTTTTTTGAGCATCGGACAAAAAGACCTGCCTTTGTCTGCCTGTCAGCGGCATTTCTTCGGCTAACCAAGCATGGAAGTTCTCATCTTCGTTGACATCTTCCCAGCCCGGTACAGTTTTGTTCAGGTAGTCGTAAAAATCGTCTTCCCTACTTCTGACCTGTGACTGAGTAATGTCATCAAATTTGCCCTGCAACTCCTTCAATTCGCTTGCAACAGTTGAGGTACCTGCTGATTTCGCTTCGGCTACCCTTGTCACCATATCCAAGAAATCCTGACCATACTCTTCAATTTCAGCTTCAGTGAAGACAGGTGCCTGCGCCGCAGGCGTTTCAGGTATTTCCGGTTTGGATTCAAGTGCTTCAACCCGAGCCAGTAAATCCTCTTTGTCGTTGCGCAATTCAGTGACGGTTTTGTCATGGGCCTTTTTCATCCCCTTAAACCGCTTTTCCCAATCCACCTGATCAGAGGCTGGAGCTGGATCATCACCGTCAGGTACCGCCGCTACGGGTGGGTTACCTGCGATTTGGTTCTGAAGTGCTAATGCTTTATCTGCCTGTTCCTGTACCGCCTTGGGTAATGCCATCAGTTGCTCCAATAATGGTCGGCTTGGCCGGATTATGAAAATCCCCCTGCGGGGAGGTTACGCCAAACTCTCAAGATGTGGTCGTATTACGGACACCCATTGAGTGATCGGCTACAAGCGCTTTGAGTCCTCGGCTACCTTCAGGATTTCGTTCAAGTCCTGAGACTGCCCTTGGCACCAACGCACCATGTATTCTTCTTTCGCCGTACTGCCGTCTTCACGGGTTCTGGCTAAACAATCTGCTAACCATAGCAAGATCATTTTAAAATTCTGATTGCCCTTTAAATTGGCAAATGCCAGCAATGTTTTCTCATCGGGTCTATAAATCATCAGTCGCGATCAGAATGGCAATAATCTCATCATCGTCATTGAACACCGATTCCTTGATTTTTTCAACCTTTTTTCGCTCTTTCAGCACTCTATTAAACAGCTCTCTGCGGGCTTTTCGTTCACTTATACCCAGTTTTTCCACAGCCTGCTTGATTGCAGCCTCTACTCCCGGTGCCGCGTCAATAAATTCAGTTGGTGTCTGATATGGTTTGAGGTTGTAAGTTTGGTCTTCAATTTCCAACTCAACGTCTTCCACTTCCCGGTCGGCGTCTTGAGGCAGATACATGGTCTGCGTAATTGGCTTAACAATATCATCGAATAACTCACTGATTGGTACTAGCCGCTGGAACTGGCTACCACCAAAATCAATAACCTGAAATCTTACACCAAGCCCATCGGTTGCTAAGAATCCAGTAGTCTTACCCAGACCATCAGTAGCAAGCAGCATTGGCATTACGACATCCTGTCTTTTCGATCTACACCCGTGCTGATAGCACTGTAGGGGATGGTGCCCGCAATGTCTTCGAAGATATCGCCCTCGACCAGTATGGTCGCATCATCAACCTCTTCGAACAAAGTGTGCTTCCCGGTCGATGGGTTGGTATGCCGCTTGTTCAGTATTAACTGTTTGATGTAATTTTCCATCACGTCTTCGGTGGCGAATATCGGAACAGCTTCACCCGTATCCCAGAGTATCGACCGACAGCCTGCCGCCAGTACAATATCAACCCCGTAAACTCCACCGCCTAATTCGTACACGCCTGTAGTCGTGCGGGCAACCAGTGACGCACCAGCAGCACCTACTTGCTCATACCCGACAGTTGCGATCCCGGTCTTGCTGGAACCGAAACTGGCGAAATAGGAAGTGAAGTTCGACATGGTTTACTCCGACCTGTTAGTCACCGGGAAGTTGCCGTACTGCACAGTCTTAACTGCCACCAATAGTGGATCAGCCACCTTGTGCGGAACATGGTCACGCAAGGCATCGATAAGCCCCTGCATAATCTGTTCAGGCACAACAGCGGCCCTGATCATCTGTGGTTGTGGCGCTTTCGCGTTGGTATCGGCTATCGCTTGCTTAACCGCTTCGTTCGGAACACTATCTGCTGGCTGTGGTGCCGCGTTTATTTTTCTTGCCTTGTCGTTCATATTTTCCTCACTTGTTATGTTGGTGGGTCTGGTATCAGGTCAAATCGAGCGGCACGATTCCGCTTTCATGTGCCTGCTGTGCTTCGATTCGTTCTTGGCGGCGTACAGATTGACGCAGCTCATCAACAAGAAACGCCTTAATGTCATCTGCTGTCGCCTGACGAGGGTCTTTGTTCGCGTCAAGTGGTCGCAGGATGCTGGTGAAAGCATTGCTGATACGCTGGGCTTGTGCTTGGGTGAAGTTAATTGTAATTGATGGCATTAGATTTCAAACTCCGTGACTGTAATTGAGGACGTTAAGACTCCACCGTATTTCCTGCCAGCTGAAGTACCGTTCAAGGTAACTGTTCCGGCAGTAGTGGCTCCAATTCTAACTCTAAAGGTGGTCGAAGATATTGTACCCGCGGCCATCTCAAAACTGAACGATATGTTAGTCAGCCTGTTTGATGCCGACTGGTAGTGAGCAGCGACCGCCAAAGCATCAGCGGTAGAATCCTGAAACAAGGCGGCGACGAATGTAACTGGAAATGCTTGGTGTGCCAAATTTACAACAACCTCAATTCTCAATCGGTGGGCTGTGTTCCTCGGCGTAATGGCTACCGTCATTACCTCAAAGCCCTCGGTGATCTGAGGAATCGTATCATCATCAGGTATTGTGGTCGTTCCATTAATGTTGATGGTTTCCACATCATCAACAATCTGAATTATCTTGTTGTTTAGAACCTGATCCGTACCAGCATCATCTGTGAATATAAGATTATTCGGAGCATCATTACGCAGCCATACGTGACCATTGCCAGCAGCCGGTGTTCCAGTATGATCGGCAGCCTCGGTAAACAAAATGTCATTTGCGAAAGATGCGACCTGATTGGCAGCAACCGAAAGCCCAAGAGTCTTGAGCCCTGTCCCTGTATACAGATTCCAGATACCACCAGCTTCGTCCCATTCCTGCCAAATCTCACCATCACTTTGAAGAAGCATATCTCCGGGGTTGGTGGCCATGACCCCACCGTAAAGCCAGATCGCTGCGCCGTTGTCTCCTGTCGATCCGCCAGATATAATGAGAAGCCCCGTATCCGTCTTTCGCCTGATGCCGAAACTGTTTGCATCGTTCTGGCCGATGGATAGCGTGGTATCCGCTATCTCCATGACCTCAGTAGTAGCATTGTCGTCAATGCCGAGTGACGTAAACGTGCCTTGAACTACTGCATCCCCCCGTACCAGTAGTGAGTCAAGTCGTGCGCCCATCTGCGTCCAAGCAGTCGGTATGCCATTGACCGTTCTCCGTACCCACATTTCCGCACCGTTGGTGATCGTGCGGGGCATTGCCATTTCAATGTTGTAATCGCCCGGATCAAATCCTTTACCGAACAAACCCATCGCAACCTTTTGTCGGAACCAATGTAATGTTCCTGAACTGGCCGTGGGTGGGCCATTAGTCGAGCCTCGAACAAACGTCCAGCCCCAAAAATCAGGCTCGGCATTGAAGTCGGTTTCAGTACTCCAATCCTGAAACTGTCCGAAGTTACCTGTCGGGCCGGGATTGAACTCTGCAAATGCCGAAAGTTCCCAAGTGACTGTACCTTGAAAGTGAATGTCAGCAGTAGTAACCACATCTCCATTGAATGTCCACGCCCCTGCGATAGATTCAACGGCAGACTTGTCAACAAGGTTCTGTTGAAGGATGCCTCCAATGTTTGTCGCGCTCACATTACCGTTAACCTGAACCCCGGTGTTGGTCGTGAATAACTTGAACACTCCGTTGTAATAGATATAGGTGTTGCTTCCGCTGAACGCTTGAATGAACCACTGGTTCAACGCCATATCAAAGAAGCCACCACGCGCTGCGACATCGTGATAGAGCATACCGAACGCGCCTTGACCGGCAGCATCGCCAATGGAATACCCAACAAGACCACCGGCTGTTGCATTGTCCGATTGGCCGTTGACCATTACCGACCCGTACTGCCCTTGCAACGGAAGGAACTTGCCAGTGGTATCACCAGTCAGGTAAATTTCTGGGGCATCGAGCCGCACCACATTTGCTTGCAGATCAACCTCAACTGCATTGAGAATGTGAAAGTCACCGAGCGCAGTCAGGTCGAAAGTGACAGCACTTATGTCATAGAGAATTGAGTCAGCAACATTCAGAGTACGCTGAATGGTGATGATGTGGGCGGATGTAGTAAAGGCATCATCCCAAAGGGCCAAGTTCATAGCTTGGGCGTTGACCTGCCATGTCCAAGAAGTGTTGTTGGCAGTAACCCCTGTCTCTACAAGCGTCAGAGCAGGGAAAACAGACTCGATAATGACCCCACCGAACCCATCCATGCGAAAGGTATTCGTGCCTTCTATCGTTCCGTCACCAGTCCAGATACCGATCTGATCGTCAACGGGAATACCAACCTTGAAGACGTTGCCGGGGGCACTACCCACCCCTGAACTGGCGACAATGGCAACCTGAGTATTCTGACTTGGTTCACCACCGCTTCCCTCAAGGACACTGGCGATCTGGAAGGTGCGGTAAACACCGTTGTCAACATTGGTGCCAAGCTCGATCAAGACATACTTGTCGGCATCGGTACGATCCTGAATATAGGCCGTCGAACCTTCAGTCATCAGCAGTGCCATAAAGGTGGCTACATCGACACCATCATCGTTAGTTTCGTGTAGGTAAAATTCGGTCGCTAATGAAATGTCGGCATTATTAAATCGCAACTGCCCGGACGCTGGTGGTGCAACTATCTCAGTACGATATCGCCAAACACCTAGCCCGGTAAATGAGGCAGCGGCTTCTGGAACTGCGTAGGCTGTCAATGCAGGCTCCGGTGATTCGGGGGAAGTATATCTATTATTTCAGCGCGGATTGCCTCTCTGGTCGCCCCAGAAAGCCCACCAGTGGACGCAACCGATGGATGAACATGATCAACAAGCGCGTACTCGGGGTGCGTGTGCGGGGGCAGGGGGTGCGTGTGGCCCTTTAAAGCGTAGGCGCTCAGGTCGGTTTCAGGCACCGATTGGTTACCAACTGGTGTCTCAACAGCATCGATCAGGCCGACAGCAACCGCTGCATCGCGAATCGGCTTGGTATCGGTGACCTGTCCAACAACCAGCGAACCACCGGTAGTGACGATTAAACCCCAGACCAGCATGGCAACTTTCTTGGTAGCCATGACGATCTCGATCCATTTCTTGGTCTTATCCCAGCGTGACAGGACTACAGTTTCAGCGTCCTCGGTGTAATCTTTAGCGGGTTCATCCATCTAATCGAATGTCCAATTTACTCCAATACTGTAAGTCGGCTTGGTATCAGTCGCAGTAGTCGCCTTGACACCGAGCATAACGGGCTTACCCTTGAACTCGATGCTATTGCAGTACCCGACAGCAAAGCCGTTGTGCCCTTCACTGTTGCCCATGCCGACACCCATTTGGTGCTTGCGCGAACTGGTGGTGCAGTGGATCGCGTCAGCAGCCATGTTTGCTGCCATATAGGAATGGAACTCGTTGCCTTCCACCCCGGTAATATTCGTGACATTGGTGGTAGTTACAGCCGGGGGTGTATAGCCACTGGCTTCAGCTTCACCAAAAAAGGACTGGATGATTCCCGCCAGTATGGCAATAACAACAACAGCCAGCAAGATTTCTCTCTTGGTCAGGTTTTTCAGTTTATCCACAATCATTTCTTTAGTTATTTTGCTCATCTTGTAAGTCCTCAAGGTCACCGTAAAGTTGATCTAATAGCCACAGGTCTTTCGCGGTGGCCGTACCGTTTTGCTTGTCATACTCCAATGACCTGATCTGGGCTTTTACATCCCGAATATCTGACTTCAGTTGCCCACCAACCGTGATGAACTCATGTCTCGCCCAGTAGTCAAGACCAAACCCGGCAGGAACTGCCACACTGGAAATGGCACCGTACACCAGCACGATGTTCATGTAGTTCATTCGCCCGAACCGACAGCCTTCCCAAATTCTACAGGGGATGATGCGCCATATATCGCACGTTCATTCGCCTTGATGCGTTCCCACTGGGCGGCGTTCAGTCCTACCACCCGGATATCATGGTCTTGTTGCCATGCACGTTGTGAAATAATCTCAGCTTCCATGCGGTTGAGGTCGCGCACGTAGCCCGACCCCCACATGCCGCCAATGGCAACCACGACTACGATCAACAGTGCAGCCGCTGAAATATAGTTTGCCGTGGCAGGGGTTGCCTGCCGTTCTACTACATGGATCAGCCGATCAACAGCAATCGCCAACCCTTCAACCTTGCTTTCAAGGCTGGCAGTGTGGGCGATGTTCTGGCGTATATCCTGCTCAATTGCGATACGCCAGTCTTTGTGGTTTTCGTCAGCCACTACTATTTACCAATCATACCCTTGATAGCAGCCACAGCTTTTTCACCGCGACTGGCAAACCACCACGCTACTGCTGTGACAGTCAAAAATATTAGTGAATGTACAACGTAAACATACAGTTCTTGTGCCATCAAGGGGTCAAGCTTTTCCAGACCGCCGATAATCGTTCCAAGCTGGTCATAGATATCCCAGCTAAAGTACAACAGCACACCGGTCAGTACCGGGCGAACCGCTGTCTTGACACCATCGATCCACGGGTTTCCACTCGGCTTGCTTGCAGCCTTCATTGACTCAACAAAGGCATCGGCATCCTTGATGTCTACCGCAATAGCGCCTTCGGCCTGAGCCTGTTCAATTTGTTTATCAACCATCAGTACAGCCTGTTCGTTCTCCATTTGCTGTAACTGAATATCGATCTGTGCCATTTCCTCGGCATGTCGGTTCTCTTCCTTGACCAGCTTGCGCTGCTCGACTTTCTGCCAGATACCACCAATCAAACCCGTAATGGCCCCGAGGCCACTCGATGTCATCAAACCCAAAATACCTTCAAGCATTATGCTCTCCTATAATTTCAAGGTTGAACTCATTCTGCCCGAGCAGGTTCAGCAATCGCCGCATCGCCGTTCTACTGCCCAGCACAGCAGGCTGTCCAGCCAAGGTGCCTTTCGAATTACCGAGAATCAGGCAACCCTTGGTATGTCGCACCAGATTACCGTTATGCACCAGTATCCCGGTTCGCTGATCGACAGGCTTTAAATGCCAGACCCTGCGATACTTACCGGATGCAGACCGGGGTAAATAAACGGCCCTGTATTTCCCCGAAGGGATACAGGACACATTGCGCTGGTTATCCAACCACGGTCGCTCGATGGTGTGAAAGGTTTCCCCTCCAATCACCAAAGTACCAAAAGTATGGCCCGGATAATACGTCCGGGTCAGATACCCATTAGGCGACAGCGGTACCATCGTCAGTTGCGATCCAGTTTGTACCATCACTCCAGCAAAGCGCCTGCGGAGTCGCGTCACTGACAATGATCATTTGACCAGTGTACAAAGTCGCGTCAGGGACAGTTGCCAGCGTGTATGTGGGTATAACCGGGGCACCCGGCTTGCCGGTAGGGCTAACCAGTTCGCGTACATTTAAGTTTTCGTAACGTGCCATTTCTATTCTCCTACTTACTGCATTACAAAATTGGATCAGGCTGGCTCTTCAACCGACTCGATCCCGCTCATCATCTTATCCTTGTCACGATTAATTTTAATCGTTTTCTTGACCTTTCCCGAAGTGTTATCAATGACCACATTAAGAACCATCGGCTCTTTAGATTCCTTCGCTACTGGTGCCTCGGTAGACTCAGGCTCTGAAGCCTTTGCCTCGATTTCCTTATCCTTCAATTCCAGTAACCGCTCATGTTTTATCAGGTCGGTTTCGGAATTGATTTCGTTCCGTTCAATGATGCGTGCTGTCTCTTCGTGCATCATACGGATTTTCTGGGCTTCGTCACGGGCCTGATTATCCATTTGCGCCTGTTTCTTCGCCTCGATCTTAGCCATTTCGATTTCTTTATTCATGATCATCTTGTTAGCTTCCAGCTCAGCAGTGGCCTGATCAGCTTCAGACTTGATTGCCAAGCGCTGGCTCTCACCTTGCTGCTTGACCTGTTCCAGTGCCATGGCAGCTTCAGCCTTGATCTGTTCTGGATCAGGCGGTGGATTCTCGGCAGCTTGTTTCTGGCGCTCAAGTATGACCTCGCGAGTCGGCACAATGCCTTCAAGATCGAAGTCCTTCGCGGTAGCCCGGAGAATATCGGCCCTGCCCTCAACACCGATGATCTGCATATCAATTTCATTATTGGTGATGGCAAGAAACTCGTTACGCCGGGACTGAGCCATATCTTTCAGCAGTAGCGCGTTAGCCCCGCGTGCGACGATCTTCGCATCGCCCTGTATGGACTTGTCATTGGTCGTGATCATATTGTAGTAGTACATCATTTCGATTGCAGGACTGGTTACCCCGAAATCAAAGGTACCAATCGCGGCCTTGATGCCTTTCGCGGCTGAGTTCATCAGCATGGACAGGCCGGATGCAGTACTACCCGCACCACTTACCTTGTCGTTGCCGTGGCTGTAACGCGGGATACTGGTCGCATCGTCGGCTTTTTGCTCAAACCGGTCATAGACGGTCAGCAATTCATTCGCATTGGAGTCAGGCTGGAAAAATTGCAGGGCTGAGCCACCGCCCATTTCACTACCCTTGGTCTGCCAGACCTTCCATGGGTAGATTTCAAGTGCGTTCTCCAGCGGGGAAAGGCGCTCGTAGTTCACTTCCAGCATAGGGCCGGACGCCATACCCATGTTGTTGACCAGTGCGCGGGCGGTCGCGTTACAGAACTCCTGAATATCATTCATCAGGTATCTGATCGAGTTACCCCAGAACGCACCCGGTATCGGGTCATAACAAGCCTTGTGGTAAGGTCGGCGTGCCAGTGGATCGTTATTCAGGGTTGCCCGGATAATGTAGCGTCCAATCAGGATCGCATCGATCTGGTACTCGGCTTCGGTGTCTTCAACTTCGATACCCCACTCCAGCAGGTCTGACCCCTGTACCGGCCCCCAGTAATGAAGTCCGTCGATCAGTCCGTTCTTGCCGTCACGCCACCAGTGGAAGTGGTTCTCGTTTTCGTTACGCTCGGTATCGTTCCACAGCCATTGGCGCAGACCGGTCTTGTACTCAACCAGAACATTCCTGATTTCTTCATCTTTGTAGCCGGGTACACCGATCATGTTGTACAGCTCACCGCGCTCGAAGCGTATATGCTCGATCAGGTGGCCGTCATTAACATTGTTCGCTTCAGGGCTTGGATAAATATCAAACGGGCTGACACGAATGAACTCTGGCTGCAATTCCTTGGTGATTTTGGGCTTCATGGAGCCGAAATTCTGCTTCCACTTCAGGGTCGTGCGATTTTTCAGAAACGGGCCTTTCAGGATGCAGGCACTAAACGTACAAAAATCATCGATCAGTTCATTCATGGTACCGGCGAACTTGCTCTCAGCAAGCTGGTCGGTAATCTTGCGCTCCATTTTCTGGGCCGATAGCTTGGCCTGCTCATTCATTTCAAGCGCCAGATATTCCTGCAACTGTAAAAATTCCAGCTCGCCGCCGCCAGCAGCCTCTACCCGCTCGGATACCAGCTTGACCGCCCATGGTGGTAGTTCGGGCAGGGGTGTTGGCTCGATACCCCACGCCTTGCCATCTTCAGGCAGGGCAATATCCTTGATCCAGTTAGCTGCGGCCCGCTGCTTGGTAGCCGTGATGAACATGTAGATTTCACTGCCGCCCTGATTCCGAATAGCCTGTAATTTTACCGGGTGATACTCACCGTTACGCGCACGAAGGTCTTCAAGCAATCCTTCCTCGATGCGTAGTTTTGCATTGCGGTTAATTTCCCAGTGGTGCTGGATGTGTCGCGTAAGCTGCGATTGTGTCAGCTCTTCCAGCTCTTCGGGTAGTTCGTTGTCGAGCGGTAGATCAGCACCGGGGATGACCCGAACCAGCCCAAAGGATTGTCTTGCGGATGATTGAGCCATGTTAGTGTCCTACTACGATTCGTCGTTGATTGAAGGCGTGTTCTTCCATCGCCTCGTTGATCGCGCTGATATCATCAAACAAGGTATCAAGGTAGTGCTTGTCGGCCAGCATTTTCATGACATCGATATCAACCTGTATTTCCTGCTCATTGAAGCAGGTGATAATAATAAGTATGTGCCCCTCGGACTTTCGCCCCTCCTTGCCTTTGAGCGCCCTGACAGACAGGACAAGGCCGGACAGCTTCGACTTGATGCCGTCGATCACGGGCTGCACATTAACATCAACCATGCGAACCATTATGTCCACCCGGCGGCAGTTACCCGTCTTGCAGGCCGGGGTTGTGCCTTGACGATATGCAGGCCATGCCGCAGTCGCGCACACAGGTATTGCAGCGCATCATGCGGGTGCGAGAACTTGTTCTTGGCGGGCTGCTCCTTAAAGCGTTCCTCACCGACCACCTGTACCCGCTCATACTTGTAACCACCATTGAACCCTTTACGCAGGTTCCGGCAACTGGGATCGATTATAAAGCTCGGCTGACCCTCGCGATCCATCCCCTTCATATAGTATCGTACCCCGTCGAGCCGTGCGATGACTTCATTGGATTCATCCGGGGCCGACACGGTAGTGATCCCTTCCTGTGCGAGAATGTCCATACAGGAATTAGCCTCGGTCTGGGTTCGCTGCTTACCAGCCGGGTCGCCCACCGATACCATCTGCATACCGCTGTACTTGTTGGTCAGGTCTGGTTTGACGATATCTCGGGCAAATTCTCGGATACCCATGTCTTCAGTACACCATTCTTGGACAATTCTAAGTTGACCGTGGGGGGATAATTGGCCCGCAATACAGGATGGCGTAAGTCCGTAATCCCAACCGATATATAAGGGCACGCCTTTATATAGTTCAAGCGGTTCTTTCGAGCAATGGATGTCATCGTTGTACTCCCCGTAAACCGGTTTGCCATCATGAATAGACCCATACAGGCCCAGAATATAAACTGAAATCCAGTCTTTATCCTTACCAAATACCTGTCGTAGCCAGTACTCAAAACCCAGTGGCTGGTTGATTACGTTCTCAGCTTCGGGGTTTGGTACATACCTGCCATCTTCTTTTTCGATCAGGGCCGGTGGCTGGTGAAAAAAATCATAGCCCTGTGGTAGCTTCTCTTCAGCCAGACTGTAATACCAGTGATCGTCGTCCGGCGGATTCGTGTCCATAATGATTCCTGACCACGTAGGCCCGCCGTTTCGCTTGGCCGGGTATCTGCCGACACGTCCTGTAGCACCGTCCAAGATTTGTTTCGGTATTTCGCGTACTTCATTCAACCATGCTCCGGTCAGTTCCAGTGACAGTAGTTTCTTCACGTCACCGGGTTTGTCAAGGGCCAGAAACATGATCTCCATTTCAACTATGGTTCCGTCAGGTAAAGGGACTGTCAGGTAGCCGGTGATCGGCGGTGCCCAGTTGATTCGACAGATTTCACTCGGAAACCAGTCTTCAAAGGTCTTGATGGTGGTTGATTTTAATTCGGGGTAGGTGTTTCTGATTGCAGCCCATCTGGACTTGCGAATAAACCGGTTACCGTACTGGTGTGGTTCCTGTGCCACCGACTTGGCATACATTTCAATCGTGCAGGCTACGGATTTCCCAGAGCCGATTGGCCCCATGATACCGCGCACGAAGTTATCGCTTGCGTGAAATTTGGAAGCTGTTGGCTCCGCCTTGTAATCAATTTGAACCGACACGCTTGAACTCCCCCTCGATAACTGGTTTGTCGTTGCCGAGATCGATATTCATCACCACGTTCATTGCCGCCGCATCCACTTTCTCGGAGAACATCTTCATATGCTTGCCGATCAGTTCAAGGGCGCGGGTAGCGCCCGAAGCGTCGAATTTTGCGTATACGGGTACCGCCTCTTTATCACCTTCATCATTATCGCGTTCCCACTTCCAGACAGGTTCCGCTTCCATGCAACGGTCATGGATATCCCGCAGCCGTGCAATCACCCAGTCCTGATCCATTTCCATGCGTTTCTCACGCGCTTCCATCAGGGTGAATATGTAGGCACGTACTTCGGTCTTCTCCAGAAGGCGGCTGGCCTGAATCGTGGCACTTGCTTTCTTGATATCCGGGTTCAGTTTCCAGTAGGCCGCTGTTGCGTCCATTTTTGGATCAGACACCAGAAAATGACAGAAGTTATGCTGGGCTGGTGGTAGCCCGCTCTTGGTTGCGACAACAAGTTTCATCAATAGCTACCTGCTCCGTTTCCTACACCCCCGACACTGCCACCCGTGGAACCGGGGGTGTCGGATACACGGTTGTTCCGGCCTAATCGCTTGGATGACATCAGTTTTCGGGAGTTCACGCTACGCCCGTTCACGGTCTTCATCGAGCGATGACCGATATACCCCTGACCCGAAGGCTCACCATGCGTGGGTGAATTAGAGTATAAAGTCGCGCTCACTTGGCGCTCCCGGTTTGCCGGATACCCCCACCTAACTGCTGGTCTGACATCAGAACGGCTTTCGAGTCATCCTGCTTCATGCGGGTCTTGAAATAAGGCATCACCTTGGCTTGCAGGAGCTTCTTGATCCCGCCTGCTCCACCCCAGCGTCTGGAATAGGTTTTACCACCGAACTCCGGTGTCTTCGTAGGTACATTGGAACTCATATCAACTCCCGGCCTTTTTCTTGGCCTTGGCTTTCTTAGCCTGTAAGTCGGCCCGAATCTTTTCAGCTTGGGCGCGTGTTAAGGTGTCCTGTGAGGGTCTGAGCAACGGGTTGGAACCAGCCTTGTACAACGGCTTGTTTGATGTCTTCGCAGGGGTAGCAGGGGCTGTTTGTTTCTTCACACTCGTAGCCGCTACCTTGTCGCGGTTCTTCAGCTTGTCAACCAGTGTCCCTTTATCCGGGGTGAAGAAATCCTTGACCGCTGTTTTGGCACTGTCGTAGGCATCCGTAACAGTATCCACAATCCCTACCCGTTTAGGACTTTTTGCTTTTGCCATACGCCTGCTCCAGTTTCTTCGCAAAGGCAACACGGCGGCTCTTCCGAGCTACCGCATTGTTCCTCGCTGCACGTTGAACAAGCTTTCGCTTGCGGCCGTCCATCCCCTACTTCTTATGGGTTTGGAACTGCGTAGCAGACTTGGGCGATTTACCGCCTTTGGTCGCAGGGCCGTAAGCCTTCATCGGAGAAGTCTTCGTACCGATCTTGGCGTTGCCGTGACTACCGGAAGTTTTGTGACCTGAGCCACTATTTCTTTTACCGTACATATCATCATCCTCTTGTATCGACCCGAAGGCCCATGTGATTCATAATACTTCAGGGCGGTATTGCCCTTACCGGATTATATACACAGGTTATCAACATGCAAGTAAAGCTGATTGTCACCGGGTAGTGACAAAAGAATCCAAGTATAGGAAAAAACTATATCAGGGCACCCTACTATAGATCACCCCAATAATGTCACCATCCAGTGACAAAGGGTAATACCAATAACAAAGGATTCTACTATAGGAAAAAACTATGTGAGAATTTGGAAAACCCCAAAAAAATGTGTTACCTTGGTCAAGGAACACACGGGGGAAACCAATAAGAATACTCCTGTAGTCTTTCAGGGGAATACCCCAGTAGTCATCCCGGTTCACCCTAACTTCGCTTCACAGCGCTTCACAAAACCATGCCATGAGCAGTAGGCTCAGCCATAGGCAGTATGACTAGCACCTTCAAGGGATCGCTAAAGCGCTTACCAGCAAAAAATTATAAGTAGCCTAGCGTGCATGGGGAGAGGGTATTATAGCTCCCCCCGCGCTGGGACTGGATTTCAGGCGGGTGGGGTCGGGCAAATGATTCCGGTTCCATCTTCGTTTATTCCCGTGTGGTTCCATCGGTCTGCCGGTCTGGTTGCCGTGCCGCTCTCGGTCTGCCCGTGTTCATCATCGGTCTGCTCGTCAACTGATCCGCAATCACTCTTCCAGTCTGCCGGGTATGCTGGTCTGCTCTATATAGGGAATACAGGCTTATTGCTGGATTAGCTTCGGACTGCTCTCATTTCGGCTTCGTGTACGCTCTTCTAAGCCACGATCTCATACAGAGGCATACATTGGTATGCCTGATAAAAGGATCGCTTAGGATGGATCGGTACATGGTAAGTCCTTGTTTATAAAGGCTTTGTATAATTAGTGTAATGATTAACTTGACAAGTGTAGCATATGGTTTATACTTGTAGGAAGTCAGGCAGTGCATGGAAGGCACACCATCCCCACCGGAACACTTGACTACTAGCGAATAGAGAACGCTGGGTTAATTAGGAGCTAAACGAATGACTACACTCAAATACATTGCCCTACTTTTTATCGGGTACACTGGCACTCAGTTATATATGTTCATCGACTCTATCCTTGTTCGGTTCGGAGGGTAAACGACATGAGCATAATCAATTCCAACAAGTCCTGCATCATTGACGACCGACCTACTACCAAGTCAATTACCCTGACATTCCATTCCGATAGCGGTCACGGGTGGCTGGCTGTACCTGTAGACATGCTGCGTGAGTTACACGTCGATCAGGACATCAGCATCTATTCTTACCTGCAAGCTGGCTATGCATACCTTGAAGAGGACTGCGATCTTTCCACCTTTATGATTGCTGCCAAGCATCACGGCTACCATGTCAACTTTGTTGATAGTCACGTCGATGGTGATAGCTTTGTTCGCTCACTTCCCCGCTATATCAATCATCCCGACGACTGCACAGGGGGCTTCTAATGAACGCCTTCCTTGGTCTTCCCCGATGTTCAGCCGCTGGTTACGTTACTTGGCGCGGCAAATGGATACATGGCCCTGACAGCATCGACTGGCAGTGGATACGCGCCCTGCTATTCCTTGCCATCATTTCTTACCCGTGGGCGATTATGACTACCATCCTTGTTGCTGGCATTGCCCAACTGTTTCACTAATAGGAGCTACCTACCATGAACCACTTCAACATCTTCACGCCTGACATGCACGCCGATATTCTCGACGCCGATAAACTCCGCTGGTATCACGCTGACACTTACACTGGCCCGCGTGACATTCAGGCTTACACCTTTGGTCAGGCTTTACGCCTGCTTGAAGATGCTGGCTGTGATGTACTCAATATCTGCGAGGACTGCTAAGATGAATAGCAGTGAAATGCTGATCCATGAGCTGGCGATAGTCTCACAGCTACGCCACCACAACTACATGCCGCCACTACCTGCAATGATGGCCCAGTGTGCCGTAGCTGACTACCAGATCAATAACGTGTTGGAGAGCGCGAAGACCTGCTGGTCAATGGTGCGTGATGATGCCGAAGACTATCGAACCATGCGCCTGTTAACCCTGATCAAGTCAGTGCGATTCAAGCGCAATGGTCACTGGGTTATGTGGGTATATCAATGGGGCCGTGATTGTGATCAGTGCGAGTGTGATCGCATGTACACGATACCTGCCAACCTGCTGGCCTTCAATGAAGCTGAAGACACTATGTATGACGACGCGGAAGGGTCGTGCAGCATGTGGATCGCAAGCGAGGCAGACCATGCCAGCTTTGAACCTACATTTAGAGACAGGAGGGCAGAGCAATATGGCTACTAAATCACAACCTATCGACTACGCGGGCGATGCTGCTTTTCTGGGTATCAGTGAAGAGCGCTACCGCAAGGGCCGCCGTTCACTGGCTGGTGTACTTGCACGCTGGAAGCGCCCTGACGTACCGAAAAAGTTCCATTGCATCGACGGGCCGTATGCTGGCGCTGACATCTACCTGACCACATCCAGTACTGGTGTGATCCGCCTTGCCGAGTGGCATGGTGTCTACAAGCGCACTCATCAGAACAACTGCCCAGTAAGCAGTGGATACTTTTACGAGAAAACCACCTACAACCTTCAATGGGAGCCTATCAATGCCTGAACAAGCGCCGACATCAACCGAGCAACCCGAGCTGTATCGTGAGTTAGACGACAACTATCCCACGATTACCCAAGACCAGTGGAACGATGCTAAAACCTACCTGAATGAAACAGGGCGCTGGCCTGATGGTCACGGCTGGGACTACCTGATAATGGATACCATCCTTGGGGTCGAGTACTGGCTACCCAACGATGAATCATGGTTTGAGATCATGGCAGTAGACCACGCCAATAAGCTGGCAGTCGGTACGGGCTTTCCTGAAATGGATGACCTGAGCTACCCTGACAGTGAGTACGCCTTCACCGAGTGCCATGGCATATTGGTACCGAAGTTTGTGGCTGACCGGACTGCTATCGTTGACCGCTACAAAGCTTACAGCACCGATGACCTGACCGAAGCCGAAGAGCATTGCAGCCAGCACCTTGGCGAAACTGAATCGCAGCATCAAAGCGAGACTGCCGCCTTTGGCGATAGCTGGCCCGGTGCCTGTCTTCAGATCAACGACATACGGGCAGAGCTTGCCTGTATCCGCGAAGTA